AAATTCCTAAAAAACGAAATTTTCCCCTCAAGAGACTTCTCCGATAGAATTTTCAAAAATACTAAACCCTAATGCTCTTATACGTAGACATAGACGAAACTATATGCAACACTCCCGAAAACAGGGATTACAAAAAGTCGACACCGATAAAAGAAAATATTAAGAAAATAAACAGTATGTACGAAAAAGGTCATACTATTGTTTACTGGACGGCCAGAGGAGCAAATACAGGAAAAGATCACGGCAAAATAACTCGCGAGCAATTAAAAAAATGGGGAGCTAAATTTCACAAGCTTAAACTCAAGAAACCAATGTACGATTTGTTTATTTGCGACAAAGCAGTTAACTCGAAAGATTTCTTCAAAACAAGCAATTGAAAGAGCCCAAAAGCGAAGGAGCAGGTAAAGGTGACAAACCCCGAGGAGGATTTTCCCGCTTCTATAAGGAGAATTATGATGTAATTAACTGGAGAAATACCAACAAATGTCTAATTGTTCAAAATGTAAAAAAAACCTCGACGAAATAGACTTAATTTTCGTGTATGAAAACGGTAAACTAATCTTGGTTTGCTTGGAGTGCAAGAAAAACCTTGACTAAACGAAAGAAACGTGCTACAAGAGGATGCCCCTATGCGGAGGAACAAGAAAAAACCGACCATCAATCAATTCATAATGGAAAAGTTTTTAAAGAATCCAGATGCAATATGGAAAGAGAAAAACTCCCGAATGCGAGAGTTGGGCACCACTAAAAAACTTTTAAATAAGTATCCTAATAAAAAATTCTGGTTTAGAATGCCTCTCCCTTTCCCAATGGACAGCTTATTGTGGTTCTTGACGAAAGACGGTCTTGATTATTTAAGAAAAGAGCATTTGAAATATAAACTTGACTTACCACCAAAACTTTCGTATAGTCTTTCCAGTGCTAAAATAGGTGAGACAAAGAAGATAGCTAAAAAACAAAATTTATGGAATTTCCTAAAAGATGACAAAAAAGAAGGCTGATTCAACCATTTCTCCCTTAGAGCAAATTTCCGCTTACCTCAAGGAGCATCAAAGCGAGCATCTTAATTTCGAGAAAGAAGTAAACTATGTCGTATCCAGTGGGAGCTTACTACTTGACTTGGCGATGTCAGGAGGGATTCGGCCTTCAATTATTAGGGCTTCCGGCGTAGCCGAAGGAGGAAAAACTTCTTGCGCTCTTTCTTTCGCTAAAAACTTCCAATCTACCGTGGATAACTCTATGGCGGTTTACATTAAGTCAGAAGGAAGGCTCTCCACCGAAATGGTTGAACGTTCCGGTATTAATACCTCAGAAGATAAGTGGTTTGTTTATAAATGTAATATTTTCGAAAGCGTTCTTGAGTTAATAAAAGAATTGATTCACAACAACCCCACAGAGAGAAAATATTTTTTTATTATTGACTCTATGGACGCCCTTGTTCCCAAGAACGATATGAGCAAATCTTTTGAAGAGTCAGTTAAAGTTGCAGGGGGATCTGTACTTTCTTCAAATTTTTTAAAGACGATGGCTCTTCCTCTTTCCTCAAAGGGGCATGTAGCCTTTTTAGTTTCTCAAGTTAGAAGCAAGGTTTCTATTAATCCTTACGATAAAGGAGACCCGAAGCTTACGAATGCTTCCGGAGGCAATGCTTTACTTCATTATTCTGACTGGATTCTTGAATTTCAGCCTAGATGGGCTAAAGACATGATTCGCGATAAATCTGTAAAATCAAAACTTGCAGAAGGTCATTGGTGTCGTGTTATTTTTCGTAAATCCGCAAATGAAAGAACGGGTTCGGAAGTTGAGTATCCAATAAGATACGGAAGGACTGGCGGGAAAAGTATTTGGGTCGAATACGAAATCCTTCACGTGCTTTTAGCTTTTAACTTGGTTAAAGCTACTGGAGCATGGCTAATATTTGAGGAATCCCTAGTTAAAGAGTTGAAAGGAAAGAAACTTGAAGTGCCTGAAAAAATTCAAGGCGAAGACGCTTTCCGAAAAATGCTAGAAGAAAACGTAAAACTGAGAGATTATCTTTTTAAAAAACTTAGAGATACCTTAAAGACAGCTTCATGAGGCTTTTTAACATAAACGGAAAACTTGCAAACAAAAACGTAAACAAATACAAAATAAACTGGAATGCAAAATCTAGATCAAAAATGCAATTTGCTGTTAAAAAGTTTTTTTATCCCTACTGGGAAAAGAACATTTGCTACGAAGAGTTTCCAGTGTTTGGAACAAGGATGAAGGTAGATATTGTTAATGCAACAAAAAAAATAGCTGTAGAAGTCCAAGGAGACCAACATGATAGTTTTAATAAATTTTTTCACAACAACTCTAGACTTAAATATCTTCAATCGATCAAAAGGGACTACGAGAAATATGCATGGCTCAAAATGAACTCTTTCGAAGTTTTAGAGATAAAAAAAGAAGATATAGAAAACCTTAGCAGAGAGTACATTTTACAAACTTTTAATGTTTTAATTTGAAAATAGTGTAATAATATGAAACATAATGGATCCGGGAATTAATTACTCAACGATGCCTCAACCACTGCTGGATCAAATCAGTGAAATGTCTTACGGTGGATATATCTTGTTTAGTTTCGATCAAAACGCAAAACCTCAAGTACACCTTCAAATTGGAGACGATTTAAACGCAATGTCCTTACAGTATTTTGTTAAAACTTGGACTGACGCTATGGAGGAAATATCTCGAGAGAATTTTCTACAAAACATTAGTAAAACCTTGAGCCCGAAACCCAAGAACGAAGACAACAACGGAGATTACGGAGATTACGAAGATTACGAAGATGTCTGAAACAAATATATCGGATTATTACCCCCAAAACCCCGAGGAAGAGAAATCTACTAACCTTCCGGGATTTGATGCTCCCCCACAATTAGCCGCAGGTGAACCAGCAACTAAACCATTGGAAATAGAGGATTTAGGCATTGATCTTCCCGACATCCCGCTTCCAGATAATGAAGCAATTGAAGATTCAGTTAAGGATGAATTTGATGATGCAGCTTTTAATTTCGCGGTAGTCGGTGTCGGTCAGGGTGGGTCTCGCATAGCTGAGACTTTTTGGAATTTGGGATATAGGAGAGTTGGTATAATCAATACCGCAAGACAAGACTTGTAAAACGGATGGTGGAAAATGACATCTTACTTTCAAATTCCTAAAAAACGAAATTT